TTTTGTGCGGCAAGTTGACGCATGTTATTATAGTATAACGCCTGATTACCAAAACCACATGCTGGAAAGTTTGGAATCGTTATCACTGCGTGACCCATCCAAGTTGAGAGTAATGATCATATAATTTTTCTCTGTCTGGATTGTGGTGGGGTAACTTCCATGAAGCATGTTCATCTGTTCCTAATAGTGGATTGGTGTCTCCCCAAACCTCTGGTTTGTTTGCAGGTTGCGCAGGGACATACGAATCTATTTCACCAAACAGTTTTGCTGAGGCACAAAATTGTATGTCCTCTCCTGTTGAGAATGATACCGTTGGTTCTCTCCACATATAATTAATCCAATTAGTTTTGAAAAACCAACAGTGTCCTACTATATCACATCTAACAGGTTCATCGTTTGTTCTACCATCGCAAATTCCGACAGAACCTCGACCACTACGATTTCTACCATTCGCTCCGATGATACAATTTAATTTCTTAGATGTTGTAATACAGTGATCTAACCATTGGGGTGCGGGAATAGTATCGTCATCAAATATCGCAGTGTATTCAGAAGTAAAAAGAAGGGGAAGTGTAAAGCGACCATGATACTTTAGATTTGTCGAGGATTGAATATGTTCCCAAGAACCATCTTGATATTGTTTTAAATCAACATGATCTTCATTTTGATAAACTACGATTCTTTCAACGTTCGCAGTTTGTTCTTTTATAGCATTGAGTTGCTGTAAAAAGTTATCTCGTTTCCATACTGTAAGTAACACTGTAATCATAGTTTTTCCAATATTCTTTTTGTAGTTTCAAACGACCCTTTGCGAGAACAGTTTCTTTCATACCATTCCCTACAATTTTTTGACATCTCATTCCATCTATCTTCATCAATATTGTTTGTTATGTATTCAAACTCCTCAGTTGATGTAGCATACAAAAAATGTTTATCTTTTACAAGTGGTTCACTGTAGTCGATATTTGCGCCTGGTGTAAAAACTGGGACTGTTCCTAGACCAAGATATTCTATTTCACGATTACATTTCGGACCATAGCCTGGTAAAACTAGACCAAACTTTGAGTGTTTAACTTTTTCAAGATACTCTTCTTGTGTGTAAGGATATGTTTGGGTATCTCCGATCAAAATAGGCATACTAAAAAGTTCTATGACGTTTGACCAATCTACATTGGTTCTTGCATTCATTTGAACTTGGTTTTCAACCTTTCCTAAAAATATACTAAAAGTGTTTCTATCAGAGTAACTTGGAATTCCAGAAGTTATAGTTTTTTCTAGTAATCTGGGTCTGCGACTCCAGAATATCCAAGAGTAACATGTATCACACTGCGGGACAGTAT